TTCATATGGAAGTTTTTAATCTCAATGTCAATCTCAATTGAACGTTGTCCAGCACTCCAATCAGGTACAGGGTAGTAAGTTAAACCAGGTTGGTATATCTTAAAGTAAAATATCTGAACAGGGTCTTTCTCATTCTTATTGAAAGCAGGAAACTCTTGTGGAGGAAACTTTCTTGTATCTTCCCAAACAGGTGAGTAATAATAACAATCAACTTTATCTGTATCAGGATTAACTTTACCTGAACGTACTCTACTAAAATCTAAATGATATATCTCAGCAATTGTTTTTCTATCCTTACTCCAAATAATGTTTAACGAAAATCCTCCGAACAACATAAAGTCCAATGCACATTTTCTCATTACATCAACAATGTTCTCAGAATCATTTACCAACTCCCATACAGCATCAGGATTATTTGATGTAATCTTATCACCTAAAATCTGATTGACCTTAGACTTAATGATTGCTTTATGGATTGCACAGTTATCGTAAAGACTTACGAAATACTGTGGTAATAGATTATTTGCACCATAAAAAACCCACTTACTCTTTTGTAAGACCTCCGAAAAAACAGGAAAGGTTGCAGTTTTAAACTGTACTTTACTTAATTGAAATTTATTTAATTCACTCATATTATTCTGTTATGTATATATAATTTTCATTGACCTCATTATTGGAAATAAATTCTGTAAATGGTTTAGATTCTGCAAGACCTTCAGCAACAGCCATCGTAACATAAACCAAATCGGTTCCATCACCATATATGTTTAATGTGTATTGACCCTCATAAACCAAATCATTTATCCCAACTAAATCTAATGTAATTGTGCAATAACGAATATTGCTATCGTATTGTAATGGATCTGTTGTATCAATTGTATAAATCTTTACATCCTTAGACATAATATGTGTGAATACTAAATCATAAGTTGTAAAGTTTGGTCGTGCATTATTGTTGATATTCAACACCAAATAATTCACCTCACCTTTTGTAACGTATTGCATAATGCTATCTATATAATGATAAATATAAAAAAATTGGTATTGAACTTTAAAAACGCAAAAAAGGGGGAAAATTCCCCCTAATTTGATTAGAATATATACAATTCAGTCCTTACAGACCTACATTTGTTTATCCTTCAATTGGAATACCAGCAAATACTGTACCTAATGCACCAACAATGGTGTTAGCAGGTACGTGTTCTTCACCTTTAAATTCCAACATAAATTTATTACCATCAGCAAACTGAACTCCACTATTTGCACTACCACCTGATAAGTACATACCATTTACTTGACCTAATAGATATTGAACATCATTTTGGTCTACAGCAATAATTTGTAAGTTATCATTTTGTGATAATATTTTAACTTCATTTCTTTTTTCCTGATCGTATTTGTAAAACACTGCAGATAAAACTTGCTCAAAATAGATGCTTCCATTAGCATAGTTCTTTTGCACAGTTTGTACCAAACCAGAAGTTTGGCGTTTCAATTCGAAGCCATAGATAGTAGTTCCTGTAGTTGCGGTTGCACCAGTGATTGCACCATCAGCGTCGTATGTGTATCCTGTAACAGATCCACCACCACCACCAACAATGTAAATTTTCTTGATACCACCTATACCGTCTGAACATCCTAACGCTATGCCTTGTGAAATATAACAACTCATAATTTAATTATTTTATTTTTTCTTTTTTATAAAGGGGACTTTCACCCCTTATGTTTTTTTAATATCTTAAAAATTAAGGCTTACCATTCCATGCCATGTATTTGGTTGTACCAAATGTTGCTACAGTTGCACCAAAGTTAAAGTTAGAACGGATTCTAATTTCATCAAAGTCAACACTGTACCATGCTTTAAGCGTTTCATCGCTGAGCAAATCCACCCCCACGACCATATATTCCGCCGGTGCAATAGTTACTTGAGAAGAACCATTCAATCCAATTGTTGGTAACACCTTGATGTTAGTATTAGGATGGATAGCACTCATGTTTGAAGTAATATCAGTTGAGTTGATGTAGTTAGTGAAGAAGTTTGCTTTAGTTAAAGCTTGTACATACAATCTGAAATAAGCATAAGACATAAACACTACTAAGTCCTCACGAACTAAAGCGTTGTCATCTAATACGTTAATTAAATTATCAACCTCTGTGATTGGGTTACCTGCATCACCGTAAGCAGCTGAACTTGAGAAAGTTGAACCACTTGAGTTAGCACAAGAACCAGAAAAAGTATTTCCAGTTGAAGTACTGATTAACTTAGCGAAACCATTGAAACAATCTGCAGAACCTACAGTTGTTCCTGTCCATAATACTTTCTCAACATATTGTTCAACTTGTTTTGACTTAAGATCGAGTATCATCTGCTCGAAGGGGACGGTCTCTTGTGTTTGACCAGCCTTCATCAACATTGATTGATATGTGTCAAATAATTGCTTATAACACAAAGATTCAAACAAAGTCTTTTTACAAGTTGTGATTGAATGTTGTGTAAATGTTGTTGTACCTGAAGGACTTAAAGAACAGTTACCGTCTTGAAATACTGGAGTTGAATCCAATAAGTTTAACGCTTGTGTTCCTTTAATACCTGTACGTAAATTTACGTTTGCGGCAGTAGTACCACCGATTAAAGCTTTAGCTAGTAATTGACCTCCCACTTGATCCGAATACCCACCAATGGTTGACACGTCATAACTAAAGTCTTGTTTTTTTAAATTACTCATTTTTATTAAGTTTTTTTTTATTTTATTTATTTATTTTTTAAAGAATCTAATGCTTTTAATCTTGATTCTAAAACATTTTCAATCTCTTTATTATAATCTGTTTTGCTGTAAGTGATTGCTTTACCAGCTGGTTCTTTTTTGAAAGAATTAAATTCATTTTGTAATGAATTATATTGTCCTTCCATTTCAGACATTTTTTGACCACATTTAACGATAAACTCTTTAAGCATATCGTACATTTCAGTCATTGCTAGAGGATTCATTTTTTCAGCAGGACTAATTGGTTCTTTACCTTCTTCTGCAGGAGATTCAGTAGCTTCTTCAGCAGGAGAACCTTCAGCAGGTTGTGCTTGTTCAGCAGGAGTTTCAACAGCAACAATTTGACCATCTTTAGTGGTTACTTGTGTACCGTCTTCAAGTTCGTGAGTATCATCAGGAGCAGGAGTAGGAACGCCATCTTTTACAACATAGATTTTATTACCAACTTCAACACCTTTACCTGAGATAGAAACATCTGTTCCATCTTTTAATTTAGCATCAATGAAAATTTCTTTAACTACTGCAATTTTACCATCAACAACTTCTAATTCGAAGTCATTAGGTATAACATATGTTCCATTTTCTAAAGAAACTCTTTCAAAAGCTTCGTTAATTTTAAAAATATTTTTACCAACCTTTAAAGCTTCCGCTTGTAAGATTGTATTATCTTCTAATTTAAAATCCAATAGAGTAGGTTCTGCTGTTAAAAATCCAAATTGCACCATTAAATTTTTAATTTCCTTAATAGCACTTGTAGAATTTGACATAATTGTATTTTATTTTTTTTATTTATTCTTAATAGTAAATATATATATTGTTGTTTTTTACCATTTAGTCTTTTATATTGTTTAATAACTCAGCCACTTTATATAAAAACATCTCCTCCCTTGAGAAAGCAGACACTTCTTCAAAGTAACCTGATACACTAAAACCATTTAATTCGTGGTCTTTTACTTTAGACCATATTTCAGGGTTGTTTATCTTCATAGATACGAACCACGTACCAATTGGTAGGTCTTTAAACCCATAATCGGTTGATTTATCGTTATTAGACTCTTTAATCCAACTTTCTACCACATAAACATCAGCAACAGCTTCACCATCGTGCATCATATCATTATTATCAGTATATTTGTTCTTCATATACTTAGATGCTATCATTTTGATGGTTTCTTCACTAAAATAGACATAATAAGGGTTTCCTTGATTATCTCTACGGAATATCTTCATATTTGGTATCATTGCTGGTCCTAAAACCATATGTTTCTCTGAATCTTGAACAAAATGTTGTGTTTTAAAGTCATTTTTGTCCAACAAATACTCAAATTCATCCAAATATGAATCCTTTTTCTTCTTCTTTTTACCAATATTAGGGTCAATATACCCTCCAATTGAACCAACATTGTAGTCAAATTGTTCTGTTTTAACATTAGGTAAATTATCCTTAATTGCTTTCAATTCATCAGGATTATTGTCAATATGTTTATTTATACCCAATCTTTTGATAGTTTCCCATTTTAACTTACCATTTGTCGCATGAACCTTGTTTTCGGGTATTCCTAACTCTTTTGCTACCGCTTTTACAGGTCCTAAGTCACTTTCTTGTCTTCTTGTAACGATTGATAGGTCTTTTCCTTCAGCTAATAATCTTTTAGCAAGTTCTTTACCTCTATCTGTTGATAAAGTATCATCATAATCTATACTAATCTTCTCAAAATTCTCTTTTGAGAATGATGGGTTAGCAGCAACAGTTGTATTAGGTTGTGGCTTACGACCAGGAATGGTATAAGATGGTCCAATATTAACTCTACCTCTTGTTGAAGATGCACTTCCAACATCTGCATTACGTCTATATAATATACGTTGCCACAAATGTCTGCAGTTATAACCACCTCTCCACTTTAAAGCACTTGAACCAAAATCATTTTGAAAATTAATATCTTCTTTTCTAAAAACTAAATCTGCTGCAACCAATTCTCTACAAAAATCTCTTGTTGTATCTTTAACAATACTACCAGGTGCATCAGGATTCTTAGCGTATTTAAATCTAGTCAAAAAATTTCTATCATCTAAACTAGATGGACCATTTGGGTCACTTTCAAAAAAGTCTTCCTTAGAAACATTATCTATTTTATACACTTCCCAACCTTCAGCGACTAAATCACT